CCAACCGGCGATCTGAATGACAGCAGCCTCAAGCGAGGTTTCATTCAGGTCAGCGGCACCACCAGTATTGCTGTTGGTTCCACCAGACACCAGCGGGTGTGATGCACTGCACAAAACAACACCGTCACCGTAGGTCGGGCCACCAGAAAAAGCGTTGTTAAGGATTGCTGCTGCCTTAACTTGCTTGGTGTAGGCCATAGCACGGGCCAGACCCTTGGTATAACGCGCCGAAAGGCTGTCATACAGGTTGTCTTCAATCGCTTCTTCAGTGATCGAAAAACCCAGCGCAATTGCTTCGTGCTGGTAACGGGCAGTGAATGCTTCTTGGGCGTTATCGTAGGCAATTGATTGGCCTTCGTTTTTCACCGGAGCAGCAGAGAAACCCGACAGTTTTGTTTCTTCTTCAAACGAACGCTCAGAGGTTTCAGTCTCAAAAATCTCTTTGTGTTCTTCACCGTACTTTTGGTACTCCAGACCAAACAGGGCATTCAGCCCCGGAAGGAGTTCTTTAAGTAGTTGTGCGCGTGAGATAGCCATTATTTATTCTCCTATACGCCGGTTGCAAGGCGATATTGATGAATGCCTTGGTTCCACGACACCAGAACTTCGACAAAGGAACCCGTAACCGGCGCGGTATCAGGCACAACGTCCACAACCTTAACCGGCAGTGCTGCCGTGGCTGCGGTGCTGTTCAGGACAGCAAAGGCGCTGTTACCTGTGGTAGTGCTGCCAGCGTTAGCAACCAGCGAAGCATTTCCGCCAACCATCGTCCCACGGGTAGCTTGTGCGACAACAGTAGTGCCAGAAACAATCGCGGCCTTCATCACCAGATCGGGATCATCCGCAACATACGCGACAATACCAGTCGAGGTATCCGGGGTGCCAGTGGTCAGGGCGGGATAGAACTGCCCAAAAGTACGTTGGCCCGAAGAGTTGATGTAGCTGCAACCCATGAAGATACCAACTACGTTAACGGTAGAGGCAGTCAGCACAGCAGTAGTAATACAGCCGTTAGACGACATCAGAACAACGTCACCAAAGAAAATACTGGTGCCATGTGCCGTTTGGATCGGAATTTGCCGGGTTGAACCAGCAAAGACCTGTCCGCCCAGCAGGTTTACGGGGATTAGACCGTAGGGGGCTGAAACAGTAGGATATGCCATTAAGGACTCCTGTTAGATTAGTTATTTGCTGCCACGACCAAACGAAACACCTGTTTTGCGCTCACTAAAGAGCGGCATACGGGGATCGTTGGCTTGCATAAAATTATTATCAAGGGCTTTTACCTGATCGTCTGAGGCTTTACGGTAAAAAGCAGCGCGTTGTTCCATGAATTCCTTTGGAATTTTGCACAGTAGCAGCCCACCGATTTCGATATTGCCTTTAAACCTGCTGTTAGGGTCAGCAAAAACGTGCATTTGCGGTTGCGATTCCGCTTTTACAGGTTCCCAACCTTCACGAAACTTTGCAGACGTATTCGTGGGGTCAAATTGCCCCATCAGTGCCGTCCGAACCCACCTGAATGCGTACCCTTCCTCCGGTTCTGGAGTAGGTAGTCCAGTTGGTTGCACCCAACGCGATTGACGCTGCGTAACTTCACGCGTTTCTTCTTCACGACTCTGATGGTTAGCCATTAGTTCATACCCTCCAAGGCTGATACTTGTTTTGCATACTCTGCTAGTGGGATGTTTAAACGCTTGGCAATAGCCACTTGCGTTTGCGTCAGGGAAACTTTCTTGCCGCCAGAAGAAGTTCTAGTAACCGGGGCAACTACGTTTGCTGACGTTCTTTGGCGAGGTTCTTTCCCCTCGGAGTCGCCCCAGCCATAATCTGGGAACCTTTTTCGCATCTGTTGGTTAATTTCACCATAGTATTTCGCGGCATCCCGTTGAGGATGTATACCAGATGCAGTTAACTCTTCATGCAGACCGTATGCCATACCTGTCATTAAGCGATCTTTGCCGAACCATGAGTTTTTAGCAGCCCATGCAACAGCAGCATCGTCAGGTGGTGGTGCCGTTCTGACATTATTTTCAGGTTCTACCGGGATTTCTTGTGTTTGTAAAGCAGGTTTAAACGAAATTGAGTTTTCGTGCCGCATTGTTGCTCTGTTTAGTTTCTCTTGAGCATCTACAATTACGTCAGAATCTCCGCTTTCATATGCAGCTTTATAGTCTTTCTTTGCGTTATCTAGGTCACTTTCGGCCTTTGACTTCCATGTCTCATGCAACAGAGAATCGTCACTATTTGACTTTTGTACCAACGATTTATTCTTTGCAACAATGCTATTTGCATAGGACATTGCCTCATCACGCTCTCTTGAGGACTGTTCCTTGGCGCGTCTTTCATCGTGATACGCCCTTTGGAGTACACCAATGCGTTTCTTTACACGGTCAGAGTAAGAAGCTAACTCGTTCTCATCAGGCTCAGGACTTTCTGCAAGAGCCTCCCTATTCCTGTCTCCCTCCGGGACATCATCGACAATCTCAACTTCAATTTCGTCTTTTACTTCTTCTTCCGCTTCATGCGGAAACTTATATTCGTCCATGTGCTGCTCCTATGCCCTTGCAACACCGCGAGGATCTTCAACTACTCCCTCGACGGCATCGTCATTGATGATGCGGAATTCCCTACCGTGGATTTTCAGCCTTGATCCCGTATTGGGACGTACCAGAACAAAGTCACCTTTCTTGCACCAAGCGCCAGTTGGGAATCGCTTTTCGTCTTTGTAGCAATCCGGCCCCAATTCCATGACAAACAGGACGGTAGTCAGGCGTTCTTCGGCAAATACGGTTGATTCCGCCTTGATAATCCCGCTATCAAATTTGTCTTCGGTTTCAGGAACCATGCACAGAATATGAAACCCGGACGGGTTTGGTATCTGTTTGGCTTTCTTTTCTGCTGTTTCTGGCAAAGGCGTTGCGTCTGTTCCAATCAGTAGTTCACTCATCTGCATCTATCTCCAAACGTTTTGCAAGGTCTTCAATACACAGCTTTGCGAAATCCAGACCTTGGATGACTCCACAAAGTTTTTGATACTCGGCATGATCTTTAAGCGAACCTTGGCTTATAAAATCCTGTAACTCTTCCCGGCGTTCATCAAATTTTGATACAAGAAAACTCAAAGTTTGAGTAGCGATCATTGAACGTTATTCCTGAATGATTGTGTTTTGGTTTTTGCTATATCAATACCAAGCCTTGTTCCTTCAAGTTCCTGCTTGTTTTGTTGTTCCGTCTGATGTTTCTTGATCTCAACACCAAGCTTTGCGCCATCGTAATCTTGCTTTGCCTTCATAGCCTCTTCACGAAGCCTGATGTCATCAGCTTTAGCCGCAGCATCCATCTTGTCTTTGAGTGACTTGCGTTGCAATTCAGCTTGATCAAGTTGTTCTTTCTGCTGCAATGCTTTTTGTTTAAGCTGAAGCTCTTGCTGTGCCGCAAGAATAGACGGGTCTTTTTGCTGTGCCATTGCAGCCTCTTGAGCCGCTTTTGCACTGTGCATCTGCAAGACAATAGGTGCAGCTTCTGCCGACAACCTGCTTATCTGATTCTCTATTTCAATGGGCAACTTGTCGTCTTCTTGAGGAAGGTTTACACCCATTTGTTTTTCAATGTCTAGGCGGTATTTAAACGCCATGTGTTCCATCAGGTGTGCCTGAATAGCCTGTTGCAGCACAGAAGCCATCGGGTTTTGCCCAATTATCTTTTGCATTGCAGGGTCTTGTGCCGCCGACATATGCACCGCCAGATGCGCTTCGTGGTCTTGTTCCAAGAAGGCTTTTACCGGCTTCCCATTCATGATGTTCATGTTCTCGGAAACAGGGTCTTTGGACTTGATATCGTCTTTATCAGGGACTATCTCAGAAGCATTCTTCAGTCCCAGAGCCAACAGAGCCTCCCTATGCAGCACGGGCAAGTCATACAGTTGCGGTGCCGACTGAGACAGTTGCAGTGCCGCCTGATACTGCGCCATACGTTGCGTAGAACTAGACGCATTAGGATCTGACACGGGAATAATGTCGCATTGTTCGTAGTCTGACTGCTTGACCATGCGCCCTTTTTCGGTCTCGTAGTCATACTCTTCCGGCGTGTAGTCACGGATAATGACTTTAAGGAGCTTGAATTCTTTCTTCATTGATGCGTGAACTCTGGCTTGTACGGCAGACATGACTTTCATCATGCGTTCGATAATTGCCAGAGTTGTCCCTACCGGGGCTTGTTGGTTCATATCGGCAATTTTCATATCTGCCGTAGAAGCCAATCCCCTGCCTTCATCCACTACCTCTTTAAACAACGCAAACAGAGTCGATGAAGGTTCCTTGTAGGGGAGGGGCATAATGTTGTCCCGGATAGCCCCTGCCGGTACATCTACGTCCCTAAACTCTCCCGGCGCAATCGGCGTGTCATCACCTTTGATACGAAGCCCACGGGACTTCAAACCCCCCGGCAGGTTAGCCAGTGTCCCAGCGTCTATAAGTTGCCGCAGAATCGACGTAGAGCCTTTGGCATAGCCCCCTAGGATATGGATATACCCAAACCCATACGGGCCGAATCCGGGGATAAATGTGTATTGGACAAAGTGATTGCGTTTCTTTTTGTGTTTATCTTCAGGATTCCAGTTCCTGTAGATTGAATACACACAACAGTTAGAATCAAGGGTGACTACATATGGGAGAGCTATACCTGTTTCTTCGCCATCTTCTGTGTCTTCGTAACCAGCCAAGTCCAGTTCTACATGGCATTCATACAGTGTGTAGCGGTTGTCATCCAGCGAATTCATTCCGGTCAGTTTTTCTTTCTTCTTGTCCAGATCGGAAATATCTTTCGCGGGAGCAGTCAGATCCCTATCAACATAAAATCCAGCTTGCATCAGCCGCCGGATTTCATTTTCTGTCTTCTTCATCCTTTGGGTAATTCTTGGACATGAAGCCAGATCGGTATTGCCGTAGGGTATGTAGATGTCTTCAGCAGGAACAAACATCGACACCTGCCGCTCTAAATAGGGGTCGTAATACACCTTCTTAAACGCGGCACCAGAAAATCCCAAATTCCACAACATCCTTTCATGTTCAGCGCGGTACTCACCCATATTCTCGGTAAGCTGCCAATTCATATCGCCCTTAACGCGTTCTGCTGCCTCTTCCTTCTCCTTACTCTTCTTGCCTATTACCTTGGTAAAGACCGGCCCACTCGCGGGGAAAGTCTCCATAATCATCTCAGACTGAAACTTAATCACCGCCTCAGACAACAGGCTGTGATAAACCCCAGAGGCACCGGGCCAAGGCTCAGTCCTTTCATCCATCTTCATACCCAGCAACTCAAGACCCTCACTTACCGTCTTCTCCCAATCCCGCCTAGAACTTTTATCGGTAAGAATATCCGCAAGCAAATCACCCGCCAAAGACTGCAAGTCGCCCTCTGAAATCTCTTCAGCCAGATTCTGTTTAAACTCTTCGTTGGGTTCCTCAATCACTACAACAACCATATCCGGATCTGCAATCTCCACCTCTACAGGCTCTGACGCATTGATCTCTTCCATGCTTATCGGCGGTATATAGCGTTCCATTTTTATCCTCAATAGTAGTTCTTGACCCGCCGGGGCTTGGGTTCTTCGTATAGATCTGTTGGCAGTCTCACAAACCCACCTTGGCGGTAACGCATCAGTGCTTGGGTCATAGAATCCACCAAGTCATCGTGCTCACCATTCGGAAAGTCTGCTACCTCTTCTACCAACTCATACGCCCAACGGGTATCCGGGCACCAGATTACCCCAGATGAAAACAAATCAGCTACGGCATTTACACGCGATATTTTGTCGTTACCCCTAGATGGCATGAACTCTTGTACGGGTATTCCCATATGTCGTAATTCTGCTATCAATGGTTGCCCTGACGCTTTAGCTTCTACTATCAAAGTGTCAGGATTAAACTCTTTGTAGTGTTTAAATGCAACTTCTTTTAGTTCAGGGAATTCCATTTTTGCTTTGAAACTATCCAAAAGAATAATGTTAGACATCATCTTTCCTGTCTTTGCATCATCTTCCATATTGAAAACCCCCCACGTTGTACACGCGGAGTAGTCAGACCGTTCTGTCTTACTAAACGCTGTGTCCCAAGACTGAATAACATACTCACATTCAGGGGCACTATCTCCCTCCCATATCCTCCACCAGTCATGCTTAATAATTGCTGACTCAGAAGATGTGGGTTCCTGTTGATATTGTGCCGCCCAGAATCGTGGATGAATCGTAGCCTTGGTGGCTTCTAGTTCTGCAAGGCTCCAGAACTCGGGCCATACCGGCTGTCCGGAAGGCATGATTGCTGGGAATTCAATTACCTCCCATTGGTCTGCATCGGGGTTTTTGGCGGAATAGTCCAACAATCTCCCAGTCAAATCCCTCTTACTCCACCGAGTCATAATCAACAGGATGGCACCACCCGGCTGCAACCTCTGTCTAGGCCCAGTCATGTACCAATCATAGGTACTGTCAAACGCATCAGAGTTTAAACTCTTACCATCCTGCTCACTGTGAGGATCATCAATGATCATCAGATCGGCACCATACCCAGCTACAGCACCTCCCACACCAACAGCAAAGTAACTACCGCCCCTATTCGTACTCCACTTACCAGCAGCCTTTGAATCCGCCTGTAGA